TACAAAACAAGCTTGGCAGAAATGTCAGGCATTAGTTGATGTGTTTCCAGAAGAAGTAGGCTGGAATGGATTCTGTACTACGGATAATAACTACAATGTAACTATACAAGACATCTACTGTAGTGCACATCAAAGAACTAGTGCAGGCAACTGTACTATACTACATGAGGGAGACAACGAACTGATTGACTGGGAAGATGAGATGAGAGCACTTTATGGCAATGGAGCTGTAAGAGCTTGGTTCCATTCTCATCATAACATGGGAGTTGGTCCCTCAAGTCAAGATGACAAACAATTAAAAGAGCTGTCAGAAGGACAGCCATACTATCTTAGAATCATTATGAACAAGAAAGGAGATGTAGGAATTACTATCTCTTTGATGGGATATGAAGCTAAAGTATCGGAGTTTAATGTAGAAGGAGATACTAACATTTACTCCGACTGGGCTAACTCTTTACTTAAAGAGATAAATAAAAATAAGCCAGTAGTGATTATCAATAACAATTACGGCAAAATACCTGCTGTTAAAGATAATACATTATATGGAAATAACTATCAGTCTACTTTAGATGATTACTATGATGCTTACTGGAGGCGATAATGATTAATACAGCAAGACATATCAATGTATTCGACCCAGCAAAAATAGAAGGTAAAAGTATTTGTGTAATAGGTGCTGGAGCTACAGGCTCCCGAATTGCCTACGAATTAATCAAGCTTGGTATTCCACAGTTTGATGTATGGGATTTTGATACTATAGAATCTCATAACGTAGGCAATCAACTCTTTAACATCGAAGACATTGGCAAGTACAAGGCAGATGTGATTGCAGATTTAGGGGCTAGAAACGGCTGTAAAGTTGTACCCCATATCAAGGCTATCACTGCTGACGACAATCCCTATAACATAGTTTTTATGTGTGCTGACGACATGTCTATACGACAAGAAATAACCAAGAAATGGTTACGTACAGCCACTACTAAGATACTTATAGAGACTAGAATGTCTTTCAATGAAGTAAGAGTTTATGCTTTAACTAAGATGGCACATATCAAGCCATGGTTAGAAGTATCTTCTTATTCTAATGAACAATCAGAAGAGTCTGTATGTGGTAGTAAGAGTAGTGTAGGGGCAACGGCATCTATAGCAAGCATGTATGCTATATGGCAGTTGATTAACATCGTAAATAACAAACAAATCTACAACGAAATCATCGCAAGTATGGATCCAATGGACTTCTTAACAAGAAAGTTCTGAGGCTATTAATGGAAATATTCTTTGCATTCGTGTTACTTGTAATCTTACTAAGAAGTAAAAGAAAAAGGCATTGACTAATAGACTGTTTTAAAAATATTATACAATAAAAGAAAGGAGATTAGTCATGAACTTAATTACAAGAGAAGACTATGACAAGAAATGTAAAGAGACAGGACTACGTGGTATAGGTGGTAGTCATGTAGCTGGCTTAATGGTAAGCAACTATAAGTATTCTTCACCATTTAAAGTATGGAAAGAAATACTATATGGTCGTAATGAAGAAGAGATGTCTAAAGAAGCTAAGCGTGGATTAGATTTAGAATCTTATATCGCTGACGAGTTTCAAAAGAGACATGAAGAAGTCAGAGTAGAAAACATACAAGAGCTCTGTTATGATGAAGAGTATCCTTGGATGATAGCTGCTGTTGACAGACTATTACTAGATGGTGCAAGAATAACACTACTAGAAATTAAAACCACTAGAGAATCTAATGCAGATAAGTGGAAGGATACTATTCCTTCTAATTACTACTGGCAATGTATTCATTACTTAAGTGTAACTAAGCTTGATGAAATTACAATATGCTGTGCTATAGGCTTCGATGATTATGTAGAGTATACTTTGTCTACTGATATGAATTGCGTGTCTTCTGATATTAAATTATTAAGAAATACGCTAATAGATTTCTGGAACAAACATATACTTACAGGTATAGCTCCAGCAGTAGACGCATCAGAAGCTACTAAAGATTCATTAGACTCATTAGCTTCAAGAAGAACATATTCAGAAATATTACCTAACGAAGTAGAAACAATAATTTCTGATATGAATGAAGCTAAAGAACGTATGGATTATTATGCTACTATAGTAGATGAGAAGAAGAATATTATACGAAATTTGATTGGTGGATTTGGTAAATCACAAACAGACAACTACACTATTAGTTATAAAGAGTATAATAGTAGAACATTCAACAGTACTCAGTTTGCTAAGGATTATCCAGATCTGTACAACCAATATATCAAACAGAGTAGTTACACTAAATTAGATGTAAGGAGAAAAAAACAATGAAAATATTAACTAATAAGATGGATTGGAACATAGTACCAAAAGGACTTACTTGTATGTTCTTTGGTCCACCAAAGACACATAAGACTACAGAAGCAAGCAAGTGGAGTAGTAAAGGTAGTGAAGGTGTACTAGTAATAGACACAGAATTAGGTGCTGACTATGTAGAAGGTGTTAACAGAATAGTATGTACTGAACTAAACGAGCCTATGCGACCAGTATTCAAAGATGGTAAGCAAGCATTAGACAACAAAGGGATGCCTATGTTTGAAACTACTCCACCAGAAGAAAGAGGGTATGTATATTCTACTGGTACTGACATTGGTAAACCTATGCCTGTATACTCGTTTGCTGAAATAGTATCATACATAGTAGAACAGGTATCTTTAGGTATATTTGCTTACGAAACAGTAGTAATAGATACTATTGACGAAGTCAACGACTGGGTAGAGAAAGCCGTATGTGAGGAACTAGAAATCAAAGCTATGGGTGAAGGTAACTACGGTGCTGATTGGGCACTTAGTAGAAATAAAACAAGCAATGTACTTACACTGCTTAAGAATACACTTAAGAAAGCAGGAGTAACATTGATACTTATCTCTCATAGTAAAACTACTACTATAGTGAAAGATAAAGTACAGCTTGGACCAGACTTGCCTAAAGGATTAGCTAAGAAGATTATGGGCATGTGTGAACTCATAGGCTATGTAAGTATAGATGAAAGGACACACGATGCTTACATAAACTTCTCTGGCTTTGATGAAATACAAATGGGTAGCAGACTTAAACCTCTGTCAGGACAGAAGATTAAATTTGGATACGAATACTTCGTAAATAAGATAACAAGTTATACAGACTAAGAAAGGAAAAGAAAAATGGGAAGATTAGAATCAACTAACAATTTTGAAGGATTCAGTAATAGAATTCTTAAGGGAAAAATCACTGACTTTGAATGTAAGTCATTAGAGAAAGGTAAAGATGTATATTGGATTATATCTATTACGTTTGAGAACAGTAAGTTTGCTGACAAGATTTATACTGTAGGCATGTTTGAACGAGATGTAGATGGCAAAGTAAAAGCTAACTGGCTGATTGATAAAGTCAACAAGTTTTTAGACTTTATTAACTACACAGGTGGATTCAATATTGATGGAGAATTTGAAACCATGGAAGGGAAAGTTATCCAACAAGATGAAATCCAAAATGAAATCTTTAAGCATATGCTGGATAACAGTGATGCTTTAGATTGTTATGCTTACAAGTATGATGAGTACAACAAGGATGATGATAAAGTTTACTCACGTGTCTGGGCAGACTTAGCAAAGCTACCAGACAGAGAGAAACTACAGAACAAGATTCAAAAACTTATCGACAAGAAAAAGTTAGTTCCTTATGTAAAAAATGAGCAACAAACTGAATCTAAACCACAGATTAATGGTACTAGTAAAGTGAGAATCTAATGTGGTATTATGAAGTACTAAAAGATTCATTAAGGAAGAGAGCTACTTTCATACCAGAAGATGAACTCTTTGACTTCATACTTACTTATGGGAAAACTAATGCACTATACAAATCAGTGTTTATGTATCCTGAAAAAGATGCAGAGATACTAGCATCTAAGAAAACTGTAGCTGACCACTTCTGTGAACGTACTGCTTACTGGATACCTGTAGACATAGACAAAGGGGATAGCAGTAATGAACACGTACTTAACAAAGTAAGGGCATCTCTACTTACATTGTTTGATGCAGGGTTAACAGAAGACAACATTGTTATATGGTTTAGTGGTACTGGTTACCACATAGATATACATGGGGGTAGCTTTAAGCTACCTCCTTCTATAGACTATCCCTTTATTATCAAGCAGACTATGATAAAGATATTCCCAGAACTAAGTAATGATAACAGTATATATACTAGGACTGGTGTGATAAGACTACCTTTCTCTCTTAATCAAAAGAGTGGACTATATAAGATACCGCTATCTTTAACAGAAGTAAATACTCTTACATGGGAAGAGATACACTCTAGAGCTAGAGATTACGAGGCTGTAAAAGAACGAATACAATGGTTTGTTGATGAGTTATCAAACAAGTATGGTGAAGAAGAGCTAAGCTACTTAGTATCTGAACAAGTACCACAAGTAAGAGAACTTACTAAGACATCAGAACCTTGTAATATAGTGTCTTGTATCTATAAGATATGGACAGAGGGAGCTATAGAAGGTAGTCGTAACAATGCTGTTATGAGATTAGCATCACACTTTAGACGTAGTGGATTCCCTAGTGAAGCAGCTAAAGCAGCTATACTACAGTGGAATAATAACTCGCTTGATGAAAACATAGTGCTAGCTAAGATAGAGTATACTTACAACAAAGGGTATAAGTTTGGTTGTAATGATTTCTTACTTAAGCAGTATTGTAGTACACATTGTCAGCATTATAAACATAAGAACATGTCTCTTGAAATATATACTGCTGATGATATGCAGAAAGCTTTAGAAGAAAGACTTACTACTGACTTTAGTAATAGAGTTCTACACTTAGACAGAAGACTGGGACTACCTGAGAATGCTGATTGTAAGATATATCCAGGAGAACTGGTTACTATCTTTGGTCCAACAGGATGTAACAAGTCTACATTTGTACAGAATTTATTACTAGGTATGAATTTTGTTAACAACTCTATAGACAAAACTAATCAACTACCTGCTGTATACTTTGCACCAGAGTTAGCTGTATGGTTAACACATAGACGTAGTCTACAGATAGCTACTGACTTAGATAAGAATACTATATCTGTTAATGCTAAGAGTGCCTACAGAACTGCAAAATCACTCATAGATCACATGAAAGTAGTGCAGATAGCTCCTACCCTTGCTCAAATAGAACAAGCTGTTTTAGAGCAGAATTGTGAGGTTGTAGTCATAGATTACATTGAACTCATAGAAAGAGAAGGTAGTCTTAATGAAGAACAATTCATCAAACATATAATGAAAAGATTATCTGAGCTTGCTGTACAGAAAGATATTATAGTAATAGCTATGTCTCAGATATCTAGAAATTATAGTAGAGCTGGAGTACTAGACTTATATGCAGGACATGGTTCAGGTGGTATAGAAAAGTCATCAAGGAAAGTAATAGGTATTAATGGTAAGCAAGGTGAAAGAGTAAGAACTCTTGAAATGTACAAGAACCAAGATGGAGACTTATTTAATGTTACATTAGAAGTACAACCATCTTATAGATTAAAAAGGATAGACTAATGGATATACAAGAACTATGCTTAAAAGCACATGGCAATGCTATAGACAAGGGGTTCTATGAG